TTGCTTTCCCCGATGGAGTCGTAGATGACTCTGTTAGTGATCTTGATGCTAAGGCAAGATTCCTTGTCAAAGCAGCTGCACTTCCTGCATCGAACATTGCTCCTATCAGTGTTCCTTTCAGAGGTCGCACCTTGAAGATTGCTGGCGACAGAACCTTTGATGAATGGACTATTACAGTCATCAACGATACTGACTTTGCTATCCGCTCTTCTTTCGAGAGATGGATGAACTCTATTGTCAAAGTATCTGATGCTGCTGGTAATACCAACCCTGAAGATTACACCAGAGATGCCTATGTTTACCAACTTGGCAGATCTGCTGTTGCTCCTAACTCTCAGGAATCTGACGCAAACCTTCCTATTCTGAGAACCTATAAGTTCTACAGCGTATTCCCCACAAACATCTCTCAGCAAGATCTTTCTTACGATCAAGCAGACGGAACTGAAGAGTTTACTGTTACTCTCCAAGTACAATGGTGGGAAGCTGCTGGAAATGGTGGAGATGTCGCTTGATAAATAGTCTTTGATATCAAAGACTTCCTATTTAAAATGTCGAAACTCTTCGGATTTTCCATTGATGACAACGAAAAAACCCCCAAGGGTGTAGTCAGTCCCATTCCCACTACTGGTGAGGGTGGGGCTGATTATTATATCCAAGGGGGTTTTTCTAGTCAAGTCGTAGATATCGAAGGTATCTACAAAACTGAGCACGAGCTCATTAGAAGATATAGGGAGATGGCACTCCACCCAGAAGTGGATAATGCTATCGAAGATGTTGTTAATGAAGCTATCGTTTCAGATCAAAATGACTCTCCAGTAGAAATTGATCTGGAAAACCTCAATGCAAGTGATGGTATTAAAAATATTATCCGCAAAGAATTCAAGCATATTAAAGATCTTTTAGATTTTGATGTAAAGTCTCACGAGATTTTTAGAAATTGGTATGTTGATGGTAGACTTTACTATAACAAAGTAATTGATATTCAAAACCCAACTGAGGGTTTGCAAGAACTTAGATACATTGATCCTCTTAAAATGCGCTATGTGCGTAAAGAGAAGAAGAAAGATGATCGCAAGGACTTGTTTAATCAGGGAGGTATTCGGGAAGAACAGAAAGTTTACTTTCCTGAGATCGAAGAATACTTCATGTATACTCCGAAACCTCAATATCCGACAAACATTGCTGCCCCTGGTGGTGGCACTGCAATGAAGGGTGTCAAGATCGCAAAGGATTCAATTACATATTGCACCTCTGGTCTTGTCGATAGAAATAAAGGCACAGGTCTGTCTTATTTGCACAAAGCAATCAAGTCACTCAATCAACTTCGTATGATTGAAGACTCTCTGGTTATCTACAGATTGTCTCGCGCACCTGAGCGTCGTATTTTCTACATTGATGTTGGTAATCTTCCGAAGGTAAAAGCAGAGCAATACCTTCGTGAAGTCATGATGCGCTATCGTAATAAGTTGGTCTACGATTCCAACAGCGGTGAGATTCGTGATGACAAAAAAATGATGAGTATGTTGGAAGACTTCTGGCTTCCACGCCGCGAGGGAGGGCGCGGTACAGAAATCACCACCCTTCCTGGCGGGCAGAACCTCGGAGAACTGGCAGACATTGAGTACTTCCAGAAAAAACTCTACAGATCCCTAGCTGTGCCCGAATCTAGAATCGCAGGCTCTGGCGATGGATTCAACCTAGGTAGATCTTCTGAAATCTTACGCGACGAACTCAAATTTAGTAAGTTTGTTGGTCGTCTCCGTAAGCGTTTCGCTGCAATGTTCTTGGATCTTCTGAAGACACAACTTCTTCTGAAGAATATTGTTACTCCCTCAGATTGGGAAGTAATGTCTGAGCACATTCAGTTTGATTTCTTATATGATAATCACTTTGCGGAACTCAAAGACAAAGAATTGATGGAAGGTCGTCTCAACATGCTTGCGATGATTGAACCATACGCTGGTCGTTACTACTCTACAGAGTATATTCGCCGTCAAGTTCTGCGTCAAAGAGATCAAGAGATTGTTGAAATTGATCAACAAATTGAAGAGGAAATCGCAAAGGGTATTCTTCCTGATCCTAATCAACAAATGCTTGAATTGGAGCAGGGATCCATGGGTGGTATGGAGCAAGGTCAGATTGAAGGTCAAGAAGACCCTGCTGCTCTGCCTCCTGCACCCAATCCACAAAAAGCGCAGGAAAATCCGTCTGGCGGAGAGATCTGATAAATAAGTTTATACCTCTGATTTATATCAATGGAAGAACTAGTTAATATGATTGCGACGGATTCGTCCGCCGTTGATATCAGTGACCAGATTAAGGACCTTCTTTATCAGAGAGCTGCGGCAAAAGTAGACGCATTGCGTCCTGACGCTGCTGCAAGTCTCTTTGGTGCATCTGACCAAGAAACTCAGGACCAAGAATAATGGCTAGACTCCTCGTTTTAGGTGATGAAATCACCGTTGCTGCTGGTGCTGGTAACAGCACGACAGTTGGTAATGCCACTGTTGTCAGAGTTCTGAATGCTTCTGGCAGTACTGTTCAGGTTATCTTGCAGGACTCTTCCTTTGCAGGTATTGGATCTTTTACTATGCTGAACAATACCACCGAGTTAGTTGAGAAGAAGGCATCAGATCTCATCCATAGTACTGGCGGACTCGTTAGACTCGCTAAAGTAGGATTTACAGGCTAATCAAATGAAACTGATCACAGAAGAAATCGAACAGGTCGAACTTATCGTTGAAGAACGCAACGGTAAGAAATCGATGTTTATTGAAGGTGTATTCCTGCAGGGTGACATCAAGAACCGAAATGGTCGGATGTATCCTATGGAGACTCTTCGTAAAGAAGTAGCTCGTTATAACGAAAGTTTTGTCAACAAAGGCAGAGCTCTCGGTGAACTCGGTCACCCCGAGGGACCTACTCTTAACCTGGATCGTGTCTCCCATAAAATTACTTCTCTCAGAGAAGAGGGAACTAATTTTATTGGTAAAGCAAAACTCCTCAATACCCCCATGGGTAAGATTGCACAAAATCTTATCGATGAAGGTGTTAAGTTAGGAGTTTCTTCTCGTGGTCTTGGCACCCTCTCAGTAAATGAGGATGGTATCAAAATTGTTTCTAACGATTTTATGCTTGCCACTGCTGCGGATATCGTAGCAGATCCTTCCGCACCCGATGCTTTTGTTGAAGGTATCATGGAAGGAAAAGATTGGGTAATGGATGGCGGTATTGTCCGCGAGCGACTCGTGGAGAAAACTTACAAGCAAGTCAATACCCTGGTCGATCAGAAAGCACTTGAGGAGAACAAGTTGGCACTGTTCAATAAGTTCCTCTCAAGTCTTTAATTTATAAATAAATATAGATTATATCAACGATTATAATCGGAGAGTTCACCAATGTCCGCTAAGGAATTACAAGAAATGGAAAATCCTGTAACAAGGGGTGCGAAAGGCGCTGAGGCTATGCCTAAGCTTGCTGATCCTGGAACTGGTCTGGCTTCTGTAGAAGATCTTGGTGGTCCTACCCCCGAGAACTACAAGCCCGACAATGATTCCGCGAAACTCGCAGAACCCAAAGTCAAAACTGTACGAGATGTCGTCAACCGTGGCGCTAAAGGTGCCGACGCTATGCAATCTATCGGTACTGAGGTACTGAAGCAAGGCGACGAACCAGAAGTCGAAGCAGACCAAGAGGTCGTTGCTGAAGACGAAGTTGCTACTGAAGCGCAAGTTGCTGAAGAAGCACCTGCTGTAGACATCGAAGAAGATCTTGCTGCCCTTTTCGGTGGTGAAGAACTCTCCGAAGATTTCCAAACTAAAGCACGCACAATCTTTGAGGCAGTTGTTACCGCTAAAGTAACTGCTGTCCAAGAAGAGATGGCTGCTCAATATGAAGCTCAAATGACTGAGAATCTTGAGTCTGTTAAGGCAGAACTCGTAGAGCGCGTCGATGCATACCTTGAGTATGTTTCCGAAGAGTGGGTCTCCGAGAACAAGATCGAGGTTGAGCACGGTCTGAAGACCGAAATGACCGAATCGTTCCTCACTGGAATGAAGGGTCTTTTTGAAGATCATTATGTACACATCCCTGACGAGAAATATGATGTCCTGGAGAGCATGGTCTCCAAACTTGATGAAATGGAAGGCAGACTTAACGAACAGATCGAAGCTAACATTTCTCTTAACAAGCGCCTTGGCGAATCTACAGCTGATGGAATTTTCCGTGAAGTAACCGAGGGTCTTGCTGTAACACAAAAAGAGAAACTGCAAGCATTGTCTGAAGGTGTTGAGTTTGAGGGTGAAGAATCTTATCGTGAGAAGCTGGTTACACTGAAGGAATCTTATTTCCCCAGTGAGCAAAAGCAGTCTTCTAACAAAGTGGAAACACTGTCTGAGGGCGTAACCTCAGAGACTGGTGTTGAGGCATCTGCTTCAATGACCCAGTACTTGAAAGCCCTTGGCATGAAGTAAACTAGTCCCGACTTAAACACTAACCCCCCAAAATGTATAATCAACAGCAATTAATGGAGAAGTGGAGTCCGCTTCTCGACGCCGAAGGCGTAGATCCGATTAAGGACTCACATCGTCGCGCTACGACCGCCGTTCTCCTTGAGAACCAAGAGCGTTTCCTGCGCGAGCAAGCTGCTTTTGAAAGCGGCACTGGTATGCTTTCTGAGGCTGCCCCCACCAACTCTGGCAACGCTGTAGGTGCTTCTGGCGCTTTCGGTGCTGGTTCTGCTGATGCAGGTCCTACCGCTGGTTTCGACCCCGTTCTGATCTCCTTGATCAGACGCTCTATGCCTAACCTGGTC